GACCTACATCAAAAAAGCCGACAACGGCTGTTATATCCTCTGCCCGGAGCCTGATGCTTCGGGCATTTCTTATGCCGGCACACCGTATCATCTGCTCGATCGTGACCCTATGGGGGACGATTTGGAAAGCGTTATGCTGGAGCAGACCGATATTGGAAGCTGGGTCACGGAAACCCAAACCGCCATCGAGGATGCTGATGCTCTCAACGTGGATCAGGCGTACCGCCTGACCCTGTTGGAGCTGGGCATCACTGATGATACCGATGCTTCTTGAGAAAGGGGGTGAACTGAATGCTGTATCGTACTTGCAAGCGCATGATTGAAAAGGGCAACACCGCTGGCATGGCAACCAAGCTGGATGTCTTTTACGCTGCCAACAAGCTGACCGAGGACGAGTATAACGAGCTGACCGCTCTGCTCGCCGAGAAGACCGAGAAGAAAGAGCAGGTCTAACCCATGGAGCATGAACGCTTTATCGCCCGCCGCCGGGCGCGCTTCGACGGCATAGATGGAAAAGTGAATATTCCCTATGGAACCGCCCTGACTTGTCAGGACGGTTTTCTTATGCACAAAAACCAGCGCGTGTGTGCTGTAGGGAGCCAGAACGGCATGGACTGCTTTGTGCAGGACGATGACGGTAACGGCACCCTGCGCGGGGAACTGGTAGGGAACATCCAGCGGTGCCTTGAGCGCCGGGATGCGGACTATCAGACCCGCTGGAACCGGGTTTGGGCATCGGCACTCTGCCAAAAGTACCGCCGCCCGGAGTCCGAAGACTACTGGCTGTGGGCGAGAGCGTTTTTTGATGCTCCGATTTTTGATTTGCAGGCAATCGCCGCGCTGGTTCAGTGAGGGGGATGGCTGTGAATCTGAAAGAATTATTCTGGAGCGGTGGCGGGATGGTTTTGGTGCTGCTCTCGCTCATTGAGGTTTCGCCCATCAAGATCAATCCGTGGAGCAGGCTTGCAAAAATCATCGGACATGCCCTGAATGCTGAAGTGCTGGAACAGCAGAAGCAGACCCAGAAAAAGCTGGAGGAGCATATCCAAGTTGATGATGAGCGCAATGCCAATTCTCTGCGCACCCAGATCCTGCGCTTCAATGATGAGCTGATTGATGATAAGCACCACACGAGGGAGCATTTTATCGAGATTTTAGCCATCATTGATGCCTATGAGGACTACTGCCGCAGTCACCCCGACTACAAAAACAACCGCTGCATCTGTGCGGTAGCGAATATCAAGCGGGTGTACAACGAGCGGCTTCAAAAGCACGACTTCTCTTGAAGGAGGTTTTCTACATGAGAGTCATCGTATATCAGGCCAGCGACACATCAGCCCTGAGCAAAAATTTCACCCGTGAGGAGTTCAAATGCCCCTGCGGGTGTACTCGGCAGATGGTGGATTCGGAGTTGGTAGAGAAGATGCAGGCTGTCCGGGAAAAGCTGGGCAAGCCCATCAAAATTACCAGCGGCTACCGCTGTATTCCGCATAATGCGGCGGTTAAAGGCAGTTCGGGCAGCAAGCACCGTTATGGGATGGCGGCTGACTGGCGCATGAAAGACCGCAACATCAACCCTGTGGCTTTGGGCATTATTGCCACCCAGTACTTCAAGGCGGTGGGTATCTACTGGTATGATGGTTGCGCCATCGTACATACTGACACCCGCGACACAAAGGCGACGTGGCTCTGCGATGCACCGAAGCACTATCCCAGCACGACCTACAACACGTTCATCCTGCCGACGATCCGCCGGGGCAGCGTGGGCGATGTGAACAGAACCGCCACGAAGATGCTCCAGCGGTTGCTGGGGCTGACCCCGGACGGCATTTTTGGAGAAAAAACCGAAAACGCCCTGCTGAAAGCGCAGGAGAAGCACAAGCTGGCCGTGGATGGCATCTGCGGCCCTGCCAGTTGGCGGGCAATTTCTGGGGCCAACAAGTATCTGTGACATAGGAGGAAACCATCATGGAAGCTATTCTGAGTTTTATTCCCGTGCCTGTCGCTGTCATTCTGATGGCGGCGGGTTTTGTTTCGCTGGCAGTCGGCGGTATCCGGCTGGGCTACAAGGCTACTGTTAAGAATCTGGCGCTGGATCTGGTGAACCGGGCTGAAAAGTCCATTATGGGTTCGGGGCAGGGGGCGAAGAAGAAAAAGCAGGTCTTCGCCGCCCTCCGCGCCAAATGCCCGGCCATCATCCAGTGGGCAATCACGGACGAGGTGCTGGATACTGTCATCGAACACGCCTTTGATGTTATGACCGCAGCACTGGGCAAAAAGTCTTGACTGCTGCATGAGTGCCGTGTAAAATAGAGGCACTTGAAAAGCTTCGGCTTTTGTAGAGAGTGGCCCGGCATGGTCCACTCTTGATTTTATATTTGGCTGCTCCGGCGGCGCGCAAAAATCCCCCTCTGCTTTGTCGAAGCCCTGCGAACCTCGCGGGGTATGTGTAGGCAAAGTGGAGGGGGATTTTTTGTTTTCTTAGAACTTCATCTGCGCAGCATCTTCAACGCTCACGTCATCGATTACCTCCGAAGATCTCCGTTGTATACGCGAACCAGCACCCAGTCAGACAGGGGTTCGATGTTTCCGCCCCAGTCCCGGAGGGCTTCATCGGTGCCGCAGGCCTCGCAGATGTACACGCCCTTGGCGTGGCGGCTCAATGCACCGTAGGTCAACTTGTCTGGCATCCTCTCACCGCAGCGAGGGCAGAGAGGCCAGCCCTGCTCCTGATCGGCCTGCATCCTGGCAATAATCTTTTCGTCTGTCATTGTTTAATCCCTCGTCAATTCATATTTTCACGTTCCCAAGCGACCAAGCGGCAAAATTCCTCGCGGGACATGGATTCCGGCTTGCTGGTCTTGATGTAGCTCTGCTGGCCGAAGATCTCCAGCTGGTCGATGTCCTCAGGCGACTGGGTGATAATCTTTGCCGGCCAATCGCCCACGCCGGGGACTTCAATGCGGCGCAGATACAGGTTGCTGTCAAAGTACCAATCACTCTTGATGTACCGCTCTTCTGCATCGGTGCCCTCGATGGCCTCAATGTACTTGCCGAGCGCACCGAAGACTTCCAGCCTGGTTGGTGCTTTGTCGAAGTCGGTCACATCAAAGAGTTTGATGTAGGAGATCCGGCCACGTTCAACGGCAAACTCCTCGATGGTGCCGGAATACTTGTAAAGTTTCATCGTCATATCCTCCGAATGCCCGTATAGCCAGATAGCACAGCTTGATTTATTTATTTGCTCTGTGTAGTTGCTACGATGCCACCGAGACACAACCAGTGCTTACCATCGGCGTTGCGCCGCCACTCGCCACCGAGCGTTTCAAATGCGGCGATCATGCCGTAGTAGTTGATTTCTGGCTCGATCGGGAGCCGCTCGCCGTCATCGTTGTACTCGGCACGGCCGGCAGCAATGTCCATCTCGGCATCAGACCGGGCGTATGCCCACTGGTTATCCAGCCTTTCGGCCAGACGCTGGAGGGAAGCGCGAATATCGGAAATTTTCATGGTCTACTCCTTTACCATTCATAGGAGCCGCGCCGCTGGCTGGCTTCCATGCGTTCCTTTTCAATCATGGCGGCGATCCGGGACTTCTCTTTGATGCTGAGGCCCCAAGCCTTTTCACAGGGGATGGCAACAATGAAGCCGTCCTCATGGATGCCGTATTCATTGAAATCTTCGTCAACGTACCGCTTGCAGCTGTGCGGCCGGTCGTTGAAGTCATATTCGACCTCATCAGGAATGCGGGTCAGCTTGCCCCTGATAGGGAAGTTGTTCAGCTTTGCAAATTCTCGGATGGTCATGGTGCTTCTCCTTACTCAATCGCTTCTTCAATGCTGCTGGTGGCATCTTCCAGACTGCTTACTGCATCGGACAGGCTTTCGCAGATCTCTTCGATATGCTCGTACCGTTCGCCGCTCTGGAAGTTTTCGGGGATGTTGTCCCGGTATTCTTCTTCCTCAGTCTGGATTTCCTCAAGCTGAGTCTGGAGGGTCTCAAGCTGATCAATGATGGCCTGCAGGGCCTTTCTGCGTTCTCTGTTCATATATATTCTCCTTGATTTTTCATCGGTGGGTGGTTATAATTAAAAAGCGAGGGCGGCGGCTCCTACCCGCCGCCCTGCTCTTACGGATTACTTGTTATCCGTGGGGGTCTCATTGCTCTGAATGATTCTGTTGGGTTTAATCGTGATCGTTATCCGCTCTGCAAGATCGGGATGTTCGACCAAGATTTCCAGCAGCTCTTTCAGAGCTTTTGCTTTTTCATCCATCGGTCTGTTCTCCTTTCCGGTGAGCTTTCCGCTCCTCCTGACATCTATATTATACAGGATTTCCTTTATAATGTCAAGGCTTTTCTTAAAGAAAAACCTATATTTTTGAAAATATTTCTTGACAAAATACAGGAAATCATTTATACTTGTGGTGAGGTGATGAGCATGGATTTCCCAACGAAAATCAAAATGGCTGAAGCTGTTGCCAAAGTAAAAGAAGCTGAACTTGCCCGGCGGATGGACACCACCCCGCAGGCATTCAACCAGCGAATGAAAACAGGAAAGTTCAAGTATGAAGAACTGGAGCAGATGGCGCAGGCCATGGGCGCAGAACTTGTTGTGAACTTCCGCTTCCCGGATGGAACAGAGGTATGATAAAAGCCGCCAGTGTTTTTGAAGCGCTGGCGGCTTTCTTTATGCCGTGGGTAAGGGCTTTACCTGAGAAGCACCAAAGAACGATGCCCGGTAGGTCTGGCCGTCCCCCTTGCTGCTGTGGATAAGCACCGCCTGAAACAGAGCTTTTGCGCCATGCTCTACCATGTACCCGGCGGCTTTCCAGCCTGCCCATGTGTTCACAGGCTCGGCCACACCGGCGGCTTGCTGGGCTTCCTCGATGCGCTGGGCGTTGATCGGCTCGGCCTTTGCACTATTCCATGCCCGGTGCAGGCACTCGGAAAAGGCCGCAACGCCCTTTCGATACAGCTTCCATGCTTTGCGCATAATGGCGGACAGATCAAACTTTTTCATAATGCCCTCTCTTTCTTTGGCTGAAAAGATAAAATAAAAAGCAGCAGGGGAGTGGGTTACTGACTTAGCATGCGCTCACGACTTACTGCGCTCCCGGCTCTTACTTCGCCCCTTGCCTTCCGGTCGTACTCCCTTGCTGTGATTATAGTATCTTCCTTTTTGCCTTGAAAGACAACAGCAAAACCGATATTTTATAAAGAAAATAGATGATAAAATAAACAAATATATTTATATAAAAAGCCCGGATTGTGTATCCGGGCAGTGGATTTTTTGCAAAAAAAGTCCCCAGACACCGAAGTGTCCGGGGAAAGGGGATAACTTACTTGTCGGACGTTATGGATCTGCACCGTGGCGTTGCAAGCCTGCTTCGGGTCAAATCATCCAAATCTTCTTCTTGAACCAGAAGATCGGAGATTTTGCAGTCCAAGGCTTTGCAAATCAAATCAAGCTGTTCCAAAGATACCCGGTCGGTCATCTCATGGTAAAGATCATTGATTGTGTTTCGCCTGATTCCAGTTGCGTCTGCAAGTTGCTTCTGAGTCCATCGCTTTTCGCCTAAGCGGACGGACAACAAAATCCTTAACATCAGCCATATCTCCTTTGCGGAGAGTGTAGCATAAAAGGATAATCTATATCAGCAAAATGATATTTAGTATCGTATTCTGATATTTTCGATTTGAGGGCGAGTGTGACTACCGATTGACTACCACGGTGCTTTTTTGTATTTGCGCAATCCTTTATAGAATAGCGTATATTCGTTGTTTATTTTTGCTTTTGCACCAATGGAGTGCGGGCTGGAATGACTCTTAATCAGTGGGCCCAGGGTTCGAGTCCCTGGAGGTGCACCAGATATTGAACGTCAAATCGTAAGATTTGGCGTTCTTTTTTGTTATGTAACCCCGAAAAATCGGGGATTGCACGGTCAATGCACGGCTTTTGCACGGTCGTGATTTTCGCCAGCAGATTTTGCAAGGGGCGAAATTGCTTGAAAATGTGTGTCGGATTCTGCATCAGGTCAGCAGAGCCAGACGGAGCTGCGCCTTTACTTCGGGGTCTGCGTTCTTCAGAAGTTCCAGCAAAGCGGTCATAGAGATGGTCGGTTCGCCTTCGGTGGGCACAGCCTGCGGGCTGGGGGTTTCCTGTTTGGCGTAGAACCCTTCCTCAAACTTCTTGCCCAGTTCTACACGAGAGGACTGCTGGATATGGGCGTAGGTGTTTACCAGCATATCTGCCGTAGCGTGTCCAGTAGTTCCCTGAACAGCTTTCACATCGCCGCCGGAGATCATCAGCTGATAGGTCGCACTGGAATGACGCAGACCGTGAAACACGATACGAGGGAACTCCGGGTGTGCATCCTGCCATTTGAGGAACTTCTTGCGGATCAGTACAGGCTCCACAGCCAGACCGTTGGGCAGACGGAACAGCATTCCGCTGTCACGGTAGCGTGTCGGGTCTTTCATCTCGTCTGCCGCCAGCTGACTCAGCCACTTCTTCAATTCCTCTTTCAGTGCAGAGGTCATAAAGATGGTGCGGCAGGAGGACGCCGTTTTGGTGCTTTTCAGGATGAGAGAAGTGGTGCTGCGCTCCAGCTTGTCCGGGAATACCTTAATGATACAGCCATCGTCTACTTGGTTCAGTGCTTCTTTTCGCACCCGCTGCATGGATTTGTTGATACGGAATGTTCCGATACCGTCCGCAGCATCAAAGTCGATATCCTCTGGGGTCAGACCTACGATCTCGCCCTCTCGCAGTGCGCCCACCAGAGTGAGATGCACCGCCAGATGCAGGATGGGGTCCTCCATGCTGTCCAGTGCCGCTCGCATTTCCTCTACCGTCCAAATGGTGCGCTCCTGCGTGGACTTCTTGGGACTGTCCACGGGAACAGGACTTTTGACAAGAATGCCCCACTCTACGGCATACTGGAAGGCAGTGCCCAGCAGCCGGTGCACCTCATGGATCGTTGTGCCGGAAAGGAAACGCTGCTTCTGCTTTTCGGTC